CTTAAACCGTTGACTGATATACTCAAGCTGTCAAGCTCACTCATCACACTCTTAGGCAACTTTTTCTCTACTGCTGCCCCGGCCTCTCGCTGACGTGAGGCGTCAAACGTGGCGTTTCTCCGTTCATACTTAGCTATCTTCTCCTGCTCTATGATGTCAGGGTTCTCGGCTCTCAGTAGCTTCTGTGCAATGGGTCCAAGATTCTCCCAATCCGTATTATAGGTGGACATCGAATGTCTATCACGCAGGTCAGTAAGGTTGTCCTGAGTTGTACGCTCAAAGGTCTGAACACCGATTCCGTTAAAGGCTGCTGCACCGGAGGCCAAGCCACCAATCCAACCCTCAGTCTTTGCACCCTCTACCATATCCTGTAAGATAAGCGGAGACAACTTCGATAATACATACGCCATCATCTCACCCTCTTGTTCAAAGGTAGGTAGTGGACGGCCCAAGAAGTCTTCACCAGACAGACCCTCAACAAGTAACCCTGCTGCTGGACTTAGCTTAGACTGTATGAACTTGCCTACGATATCAAGCCTGTTCTTTGTATACAGCTCATCACTGTTGATCGACTTACCTTGTCCCATTGTAACCTGTGCTGTTGTTCGTGCGATCTGTTGGAAGCCTGCCCATACATCAATTCTAGTTCTACCATACTTGATCTTACCAAAGTCGCTAGAGCGTGGGTCTTCCTCTACATCTACACCGGGAATCAAACTCGCAAGGAACATAGCCATCATGCCACCGGCAACAAACTTAGTCATTTGCTTTACCAGTATCTTACGTGCTGGTGAAATCTTCTGTCCAGTAGTCATCGCTTCTTTTGCAGCTATACCAAGCTCACCCAATATATCGAAACGAGACTTGACATACTTTGGAGCAAAGAACACTGCCGTTAGGAAGGGCAACACTGCTTTGATCTTCTTACTGTCTATCTTACCAATACCAGATGAAATGTTGATTATGTTTGCAAGCTCTTTGTAATCTTTAGTCGTCTTGCCTGTGCCTTTCCATTCGCGTACTGTGTTGTCAAAGACTTGTGCCCTCAATCCGTTCATGCCAAGTACTGCTGCACGTTCAGATGCTCTAACCAGTATGCCGAACAAAGGAATCTTTTTGGCGATGTTACTCATAAATCTTTCATCGACCTCTGTAAAGCCACCCTCCATAGATGTTGCAGCAAGTCCCATGTCTTCTGCGAAGATAGCACCATCGCGAGTATTCAGTTCTTTCAAATACATTGCAGTGTAACCATCTTCACCACCAAAGAAATCAAAGAATGCTTTAGTCGAATCAACCCACATCTTACCCCATGCCTTCGGGTTATTGGCTAACAGTAGCAAACCTTGACGGCCCATGAGTGAGTTGTCAAAGGTAGTCAACAGAGTAGACGGTATATTCAGTATGTCTTTGAGTATATCCCATCTCTTCTGTGACTCTGTTCTCAAGTCCTGCTTCATACCAGCAGCTACGTCTTTACCAACCACTTTACCGAGTATAGCCAAGTTAGATGGTGTCGGTACAATACCTGCCTGTAGTTCCTTCAATGCTCTATCAGCATTATGCTTCTCGAATACCTGTAGTCTTTCACTACCCCATACAGCAGATGTAAGCTCACCCCAATCCTCTTCTGTCATCTCTTCTTGAGTAATTTCATCGAACAGTGCCTCTGGTAATGTACCAGCCAGTTCTGCTGCACCTGCTCTACGTGCCGACTCAAAATCATCAGGGTGTTCTTTCAATGCTGCTTCTGTAGCTGCATCGGCTTTCTGAGTACGCTTCGCAAGCTCTACTGATTTCTGTTGTTCAGTCGTTGCTCTGACCTTACCCAATGCCCTACGTTTAACAGCCATCTTGATCTTATCAACTGCCGTCTCGAAAGGTGTACGTGTATCAGGCTCAATCTCTTTTTTGATACCGTCAAGGTCTAAACCTTCATTGACGGCTGCTGCTGCTTGATTGCCAGTAACACCCTGAGCATTTGGCTTGTTCCCGAAGTCTGGGTCCCCATCCTCATCAACAGGTACATCAGATGTCTCACCTAACCTATCCAAGTCTTCTGCGTCCCCTGTCTGGGTGGTGTCACCCTGCATACTTTCAATCTCTTGTCTCGCAGGGATGTATGCTTTGCCTGCTTCCATTGCGGTTGTACCGAGCTGGCCTAGGCCACTGAACACACCACCGATCAACGCACCTGCCCCAGCTTCTCTAGCTCTACGTGCAGCAAACCCTTTAGCTCCACCCTCGATCTCTTTACCACGCAATATTTTAGGAACGATCTCAGATACAGTACCCTGCAATGCTTCCTCTAATGCTTCCTCGGCTGCGTTGCGAACCATACCCATAGTCAGTTTCTTACCTGACTTCAATACACCCATCCATGCTTTGTTACGAGCATTGAGTGTGATTGCTTTCAATAATGCACCACCGGTTTTTGACTGACGGAGTATGCCACCGATCTGTGCCATCTCTATGACAGCGTTAATACCTCCTACTATGAGAGCTTCTGTGTTAGCCTCATCATGTGTAGCACCTGTATCAATAGCCGACCTGTATGCATCTTCACGCATGATTGCAAAGGATGATACCGCAGCACCAATGCCAGCACCAAGACCAGCACCACCGGATACCGCACCACCAGCAAGAGCAGCCACCGTATAAGGGACGGTAGTACCAAGTAACTCTGCGAACTTATCCATCATCTCAGGGTCAGTCTCAGGAGCAAGGCTTGGGTCGTCAGCTTTAGCTCTGAACGATGATGCTATCTTACCAGCGTTCTGTCCTATCCAACCTATCCCTGTTTTCTTACGTGGGTCGCCCTCTTCAAAAGAGAATGTCGAAAGCTTCCTCACGCTCGTACCTGCCAGATCAACTATGTTATAAAATGATCTCTCCATACTAACAAAGAGATTCTCCCATGCACCACGCTCTATCTCACCGACATCTTGTTCTTGTGTCGGAGCGTCCTGATAATCATCAGGATTGAAGTTGTCAAATAAACCCATGTCTGTCTCCTGCTATATTAAAAGCTTCCCATAACCCTTGCAGATGAAGTCATCTGTCTTTGGGCATTTATCTGAGCATCTAAGGCTGCTGTAGACTCATCAATATTTTTTTCCATTGCGATTATTGCTGCTTCGGATACGTTCGGTCTACTGACTAACTCAGCCACCTGCTTCTGTGTCTCTGGGTCTAGCCTCCTTGACTTTTCCACTACACTCTGGATTCTATCTGCCACTCTCATCGCCACATTCTCAGGCTTATTTAGCTCTGCTTGTTTTCTTTCTTCCGTAAGCTGTGACTTATATGTTGAGGTCTGCTGGATACCAAGCTCACCACCCTCACCGAACAATGCTTTAGCTGGGCTGATCTCCATGTCAATAGATAACAATGCTTCATAAAGCTGATCTTCTGTTATCCGCTTCTCTTCTCTTGCCTTTTTGAGAGAGTTACGTTTGACATCCTTCTCAGCTTCCTTCCGCATATCCCGTTCTGCAATCATCTGATTCTCAAGGTCTTTGCGTTGGATGTTCATCTCAAATTCATGCCGTTGACCAGCTTCAATCTTCTCCGTCTCCCAAGCTAACTGTCTACGTTCCGACTCTGCTCGCATGAAAGAATCAAACTCTGCCAACTCTTTCATGTTCTGTGCATCCATGATGGATTTTTGTATAGCAGTATTGGCATTGATCGAAGCAGCCTGTAACCTTGCGTTGTTCGACTGAGTGTTTAGGTCCCTCTCAAGCTGTTGTGCTTCTTGACGTACTTTCTGCTCACCCTTACCAGCCTCAAGGCCTAGCCGTCCTATGTCGCTGATCTTGCCATGTGTTACTCTAATTGCCATTCTATCTCCTTACACTATTTGTGTATCGTTTCCCAAGTCATCAGTAAACCACAATTGACATGGGTCTGTATTTTTTATCCAGAGTTGTCCGTATCCTAATGTATCTCCGTCTGCTGCTGCCTGTTCTTTCAGAGTTATAGTACCCTCTACTGTGAGTTTCGTAAGAGCCTCTACACCAATACCCAAAGCACCGACTAGCTTACTGGGGGCTGAACCTGCCTGAAATATACAGAAGTCTACACCAGTAGCGTCAATCAACCTAAGTACTGTAGAAGTGCCAGTCACCGTTCCATCAATATCAAGACTCAGGTACATCCCAAAAGCGTCACCTGTGACTGTGTGTGCTGCCTCCTGATCTAACTCAAAGCGTATACCGTAGACAGTACCATTCACCGTACCAGCATTCATATCGTTCTTAGAAAAGAATCCGTACATGTGACGGTTGTTTGCTACGCTACCTATGGCCCCATCACTGTGAGTTAATGTATTATGTACCCCGTACAGACTTCCGATCTCTCCCCCACTCTGATTGTAGGTCCACGCATTCTGGAAACCATACATAGTATCAGCAAAATCAGAAGCTCCTGCTGACTTTACATGCACACTATGGATACCGGCATATGATACAGCCGTATCTAAAACGGCTTGCCATACGAACAAAGACTTAGCTGCGAAAGGCGAAGTACCAATACCAACATTGCCATCAAACTGTCCTGTGCCTGATGTATCAAAATTAGCTGATGCACCTGTCCAATCAATATGCTCATTACTTACAAAGTTTGTCAGCGTGTCGTGATCTATGTCTGTCGTCAAGTTATGATTATTAGTGATCTGATCATGGTCAACTAGGGACTGATTACTTCCAAGCCATGTTGCTGCTCTCGCGTCAGTATGATACAGCGTGTGGTCGTCGGCAGTAAGATTCGTTAGCAAACTGTGGTCGGTAGTAGATACTCCAACACCGGCAGAGACACTAGGACTTTGACCTCTAAGGTCTTCAAGTGCAATATACGTCCACTGTGAGCCAGCAATAAGTCTGAACGTCAGACGAGCAATCAGGAAACCTGTGCCTTTGAACTCAGCAGGTATCGTGAAGATCGAATAACCATCTGCATCTGTTGTCGCCTGCGACTCTACCGAATACTGACCAGAAGGGAGGTTCACCATTATGTGAGAAGCCTCACCAGTTTTATTTTGAATCCCCCAAACTACGAGGTTGAAATATTTGTTTACACCTATTGCTGTGCCGTCCTGTATGGACACAATATCAGTAACCAGATCATGTGTGGCTAAGAAAGCACCACCGTCACCTACTGGTTGGTTCGTTATATGAACATCGTCATCGGCGTTCACGTACATGTCAGTAGCAACAAATGTTTGTTTGTGTAACTGATACACTGAGCCAAGACTCGTTACCAATTCAATCGCAGTAGAAGAATTGCCCGTTGTCAATGCGGAGCCAGCAGCGTCTTTGATCGACATTGCTACGCCACTCTCCCAGTGACATGCTTCCTTCCTGAGACGTTCTTCAATATGAGTCAAGTGACCCTGACTGTTTGTGCCTTGCGTATGGTCATTCCAGTTACGGTTTACCAACGCACCTTCGGCCCCTGTGGTCACTGCACTCTGCAAGATCAGGTCGGCAATCTTAATGTGTTCCGTTGCAGGCCAACCTGTATTGTTTGCTACTATGGTTCCTTTGTCTGACTGTAGGATATATGTGTACACCACTTTAGGAACTGCATCAGTCCCAACGTAAGCAGTAAGGTCTACTGTCAAAGCAGGGTCGGTATCAAGGTTGGAGTAACCATCAGAGAATCTCTGAGTAAGCTCACCACCACCTGTCTGCTCAAGTGAACCTGTTACGGTCCCTGCATTTTCAGTCACCAAGAAATCTATTGACTCAAGGAATGTGCCGTTGGCGATATCCCAAAGCTCATTCAATCGGTTTGTGTTCACCCAGTTATTAAGTGAACTGTCAAACTGTATGACATCCTGATCGGCCACATTCGTTATAGTGACACCACTCAATCCACCGAGGAATGGGGAGTTAATAGGCTGAACTAAAATTGAGCCATTGCTTGTACCCTGAACAATTACTGTACCTATGAAAGCCTGCCTCTTTCCATTTGAGGGAGGGACATTTGTATACGCCCCGGCTGTATCAGAAAGGAAAAGATATGTTCCGGGTGAGTAGGCGTTGGTATCTATGTCTCTCACCGCACCGTATATGGTTACGTAACCATTACTGTTATCATCAATGTCTTCGGTAGCGAGGCCAGTAACACCGGTACTTACATCATCTGCATCAGCAAGTTCAATCAGCGGTCGATTCCCAGAGGCCCCCATTATTCGGACAACGCTACCGTTGACGATAGTTGAGCCTGTGGTATTTCTACCACGGAGAATCATTTCTTGACCTATCTGTAGATTCACAGTTCCTCCGGGCATACCGAGGTTAAGAGTACCATCATCAGAGTTCCAGTACATCCGCCCCTCTTGTTCAGACACGGATGGGGATAGATCAAAATCAATGTAACCCAAGTTTGTGATTGGGTTGTCCTGCATGTCCAGAGTACCACTTAGGGAAAGTGAACCTGCCGTCATCGGACCACTGATAGTAAGTTCTGCAAATGTAGGTGTGGAGTCAGCGTTCAGCCGTAGCGAAGCTAACTTCCGTATTGCCCGGACGATTCCATTCTTGTCATCTGGACTTGGTATCGGTATTAAATTTGGAGAACCCATAGTTATTCCTATCTGTACCCAACAATACGTCTAAACGGGTCACTTGACCCCGTTGCTGCATTTATAAATCTCACCCCTCTTCCGGGACCGTATATAGGGGTATTTCCTCTACTAGCACTGGCCTGTTGACCTGCTCCAATTGATTTTGTCAACTCCGCAATATCAGAGAATGATGGCCCTGTGTCTTCACGTCTCTCAATAAAGCCTGCCTTCTGTGTCAAAGCTCCACCCAACCGTTGGGCACTAACATCTGCTGCTTGCAATCGTGCTGGTGCAGCTACTTCCTCTTGATACTTTTTAGACAAGCCTCCTGCCTGTGTAGTACTTGCCAGACCACTACTTACGAGTGCCTGCGTACCGGAGGCTACTGCTTTCGTCTCACCTCTTTCAAGAGCTGCTTCTGTGGCTTTCTCAAACGTGCCACCAGTTTTATATTGCTCGATAAGCTGGTCGAATATTCCTAATCCTTCTTGATATCGTTGTTCGTTTCTTAGGTTAGCTGCTTCCTGCTGTGCCTGAAACTTTTGAAGTAGTTCGTCTACTAATGCCATTACTTTATTCTCCCTGCGTTCTTGGAACCAATGGACAGTTTACCCAACGCCCATGTTTCGCTTAGTGTACTATTCTTTAGGACGATACCTAACCACTTCGCTCTTGCTCTCTTACGAATCCTGTTCTGCCGTCCTGTGCCTGACAGTGTGATCGCATGTAATGGTGTGTCTCCGTCCTTCACAGCCTCCACCAATGTCTCCGCATCATCATTAACGTGTATGTCTGCTGTCAGTCCATCAGTATCCGCATGGGAACCACCTGAACCGCCACCTGCTGTTATGATCGTTGTAGTTGTTAGCCGTCCACGTCCGTCATCTTCGTCTTCACTCAAATCCTGTATGGGCATGAGACACTCAGAAGCGATAGCTTGATCACTTACTCCGATGTCGTCATCCTTTGCAGCGTCATCAAACTTTCTGATGTATCCATCCTTGCTACCAATAAGCAAGTCAGCATCAGACGGTACGTTCGACGAGTAATAAAGCATAGAATATGCACCACACTCATTCGGATAAGTCTCCGGGAAGAAGCCCTCGGACTTGATGTTATAAAAATAGTTTGAGTTGCTACCATCACTGAGCTTTGTTATTCCAATAACGATACCGTCTCTACGTTTATCATACCCTAACACAATTCTATGTGTCTCAGGATTCGCATCCTCATCTTCCGCTAACTTAGGAATACTGAATTGCGATATGTTTTTAAGAAAAGTTGTTCCCTTTTTGATTCTACTTATGCCGTCATTCCCGAACATATATAGATCACCAAGTTCATCGAAGCACCAAGACTGTGCCCCAAAGATTCCTGTGAAGTCGTCGAGCGAATGAAGCTCACCACCAACAGCAGGGTCTCCTTGTAGGTAGTGCAAACTAGATGCACAACCGAAGAACATGTAATCATCATGGAAAGGAATCAAAGCACGAACGATGTCACCAACCTTACCTGCATCTGCATTTGTTCCAGCTACAGGAGTCTGAGCATCATTAGCGATGTAAGCAAAGTCAAAAGGATTTAACTGCCTACTCATGTACCACTGATGGGGGTCGTTAGGATTGCCAGCCAATACTGCACGTCCTCTATACCATGCACCAAGATAAGCCTTCACTGGCAGTGAGCCAGAGCTTCCATCAGGGTACACTGTCCAGTCATATCCATGCGGTGCGGTACTAGCTTCTGCTACCGCAGAGGGTACGCGAGTCTCAGGGTCCATGCCACCACCAGATAAGGTGTAACCACCGGTAGTGACAAAAGTTCCACTGGTTGTGAAACCATATATTTCTGTTTTCGCAGTATTAACAAAATCAACTAGCATTGTTGCACCGGAGGTCAGTTGAGTCACAATAGAACCTCTGGTCGGTGCTGTAGTCAAAGCCGTGACTGTTATTTTCGTATTAGAAAAGTCTACGATCTTGAAGTTACCTCCATTAACAATGAAAGCCTTTTGAAGACCAGAAAACATGTTGAGGTTGTCTGATGTATCTACTACCAGACCTGCTACTTGTGTGAGTGTTCCAGCCACGCTGCCCTCCGCATATACTTTATCATTGCCACTTGCTACCAAGTGCTTCTTACCCATTTGTGGATTTATTGTTACAGCCATGTCTATGTCTCATAATAAACTTTATTGTTTGCTGCTGCCACCAGTCTTTTTAATGTCATCATGTTGTTTAGTCCCAACGCCGTCCCTGTTGGATTTCCGTCTCCATCTAATGTTACTCCTGTTGGTAAAACTGGATAGAATAATGTTGATGTGAATGTCCATACATCACCAGTGGTGGTTCCAACAACATTTGTAGCATCTACCCTCCATTGGTATACTGCATTGTATTCCAACGGATAAGGAATCTGAAACTCTAACTCACTGATAGCGGAAGCAACTAATTCTAAATCATCGCCAACCCTTGAGAAGTAAACATCGTATGTCTCAGCCATTATCCTTTCTCCCAACCTACAGTAAGATTAAGCAGTACCCCTTCGTCCACATGTGCAGGTGTAGGGTTTACAGGTTTGTTAGGGGCTTCCAATGTATTTCCGTAAAGCCTAAACCATTTCCTACTTGTCCATCCTTGCTCTGCGTGCCAAGATACTAACGATGATGGGCCAGCAGGTATTTGATTCATAAATACCCGTACCCTCGGATTTGTAGCACCTAAGTAATACGGGCCATCTGTGAACTCAATAGTGTACCATCTAAGAATATCATCATTTGGTATTCCTGAATTACTAATAAGGAAATCTAAACTCGTCTCCACTGTAGGCTCACCACCTGTCAGTAGTTGAACTTTTGTATACAGGTCGGTCAGTTCAAAAATACCCTCATTATTACTGAGTCCTAGCTCTAGGGATAGACTGTCGAAAGTTCCTGTATTCAATGGAACCTCCTGTCCGGAACCTGTAAAGTCAGGGCTGGTTGCTATTCCGAGTCCTACTTCCAAACCAGTGTCTCGTAGAAATAAAGGTACTTGTGCCATAATTAAATCACCGAATTAACAAAACACATTGCAACCACTGGTTGCTCTGCTGCTCCTATTTGTGTACCGTTTGCCCACTTATCAAGCCCCGGTCTCTGGCCTATCCGTATTCTTTTCTCAAGAGTATCGACAGGTCTTACATTGACAAGCTTTTCAGAAGTGAGATCGGGGGCATGTCCCGTAAGACTGCCCCTATACAATCCCCGAATTGGGGGTAGCATCTCCATTACGATCTCCAAATAATATTTACTTTGTCTGCTGCCGTTCCATCAAAGAACAACAGGTTTGTATTGCTTATAGCGAGTACTATTGGATGGTTGGAAACGCCATTAGGAAGCAGTGGACCCGAAGCTGCATTGATAGCAGAGTTTCCCATATTTACATCTTTGGCTTCCTCAACCCATATAGTAACTTCACGACATTCCTGATCACTGCCCTGACCCTCACCATCTGAGTCCAGAACAATGACCTCCGTACCGAAAGCACCAGATACGATAGCACTCGGTGTTGCATTATCTCTGTAATTTTTCACTGCCATGTTCTATTCCTTACAGTCTGATTTCATTAACAGGGCCGTCTGTGAGTTCTACGTTCGTACTCAGATAGAAAACTTCAACCAGCATTCTTCCAGCACTGATGTCTGTGAAATCAGAACCACCAGCAATCGTCAGCAATACACTGATGTCTGCACTCTCCGCTACAAGACCAGCATCCGCAGTAATGAAAGCTGCCTTTACTGAATTACGGACCGCAGCGAGAATGTTGTGGGTTGTGTTACCACTGTACTCATTGGCGTCACCTGCTGTACCGATAGACAGGACGGCAGTAGTGTCACCTGTGAAACCATCCTTTACTGTTACCTTAGAACCAATGACAAAGGAACCAGCAGGAATCTGTTTGTTAAGATTCAACGTTCCGTCAGTTCCGCCACCATCAGTGAGATCACCAAAGTCTACGATCTGAGAAACTTTCCTGATACCCATACCAGTGTCATTAAGTTCCAACTGCTCTGTTACATTTTGAATACTCATAATTACCTTTCTTAAACTTCATTACCATATACCGTGTACGTTCCCTTTGGAATCCAAAAGCTTCGACGGTATGCAAAAATATCTGTTTGCTGTAAGTTGGAGTCTCTTACTTCCCCTATTGTGTCCGGTGCAGAACCCATGTCCTTTTTGATCAAGGCCTGAACTAATTCAATAGCTTTATGTGTCTGTACTCCCAACACTTCATCTTGCTCATTCTCTGCGATTGCTATGCAACACTGTAAGATCGCCTCAGACTCAAGCACTCCACCGATAAAGTAATCAGTATCATTCTCAGGTTTGGGCGGTGTCATTATATACGTACTGTTAATGATTGATCTGTTAGTCGGTGTTGGGTATACAATCATCTCTTTGGAAGAGCCAACCTTCGGGTCGAACTTCCCTGCTCTTAATGCATATGCTTCTGGATAGCTGAAAAACTCAAGCGTACTTCTGCTGGACATGATTGCCCGTTCAGATGTCTTAGTTATACGCCCTGTTCTCTCTTCCGGGTCATATTCAAGATTACGCTCAAAACGTTCAAAGTCTTCGGGTAATTGATACTCCCACTTATTAGTTTCCAGATGAAGCTTCCACGGTTGCTTGAGGTAACTCCAAATATAAATCTCTGCATCTCTGGGATTGATGGGAAGCAGAAACTTCATGTACCCTCTGTACACAATATCTTTCGCAGATGCTAAACTATCGCCCGTTGGTGTTGGACCAGTACCTAAGTAGGACGACACCTTAGAATACACATCGGAAAAATTCCATTTCATACTTGCCATATTAAATCCTCAGATAAGACGATGACGGTCATCCTTGACCATTCACCATCGGAGACAGTTACTCTTTATCTAGTGTGAACACACGTAAGATCAGCTCTTCATAACGTATACCACCAAGAGATAGTTGTCCTTGTAGTGGTTTGTGTTCCCTCGCGATCAGGATGTTCATCACTTTCTTGATCAACAGTAGGTCAGCTTCGTTAATCTTTATAAACTTATTTGCTGCAATAATATGTCTTGCAAGCGTTACGCCGTCAACTGTTTCAATGCCGTCCTTGTAAACACCGGGAAGTCTCAGCAAGCCCGATAGTTCTTCCTTAGTTGAGAAATCCGATTCTCCAACCTTGTAGTCTGTCAAGTCAAGTTCATATTCTTTCATGTCTGTCTCCAAAAAATAAGGGAGGAAGAAAACGATCTCCCTCCCATCAAAGGTTTATTAAGCTTCCTGTGCGAAACGCATCCAATCATAACTCACAGTGTCATCTTCCGCAGCACCATTCTTAGTAGCAATAGTGGGCTGCATAACAGCAGCAGTTGGGAAGTCAGCAGCAGATATATCTGATGCCAAAATCGGGTCGGCTGTGTTTACACCATCAACGAACACCTGAATGTCTGTACCATCAAAGTAGAAACCAACAGTGAAGTACGTATTGACTGTTACAGCCTTTACACCAGCATCATGCACTACAGGAGACTGACTTGTTTCATCGTACACAACATCAACAGCATCAGCATCCGCATGGAAAACCTGTACGCCAAGCGAACCCTCTGTCTGAACAGACGCACCATCGTCGATAATCAGATTACCAACAAGAGTACTTGAAACCATCAGACCGAAGAAATAACCAATGTCATTATCAGTGATAGAGTTAGCTTTGAGACGTGCTTCCATAGCCCATTTCTTACCACCAGATACAGTGATAGGACAAGGGTACTGAACCTCACATGCCTCATTGTCAACTGAACCCAACAGGACCAATGCACCAGCAGCTTCATCACTCAGAGAGATCAGAGACGCTGCATCGGTAAAGGAATTACCGGGGTAGTCTTCGTTGCCCCTACGGAAGTCGGTCTCATAAAGAGAACCAGCCATCGGATTTGCTCTCAACTGTTTCAAGTCGAAATTGTCCCAGATCGCTGCGGTAGGAAGCTGAACAGCAGTACGACTTGAGGCTGTTACCACCTCACCTGCATCAGCAGCAACTACGGCGTTAATCTTAGCAAGAACCAGACCCGTTGTACCAGACCTGTCGATAGTCTCCATAGCCTTACCAATAGCAGGCATCGAGTTACCAACATTAACAACAGTCTGCTCACCATCTTCAAGATACAGCGTATCCTTGATGGTAATGCTCTTGTCGGTACGAACAGGAACAGCACTGCCGTTTGCAATGTAGATATCAATCCAAAGATTACCAGTACCAGTAAGACCTGCAAAGGAAGTACCAGCTACTACACCAGCGAAGAACGCTGCGTTAGCTGCCGTACACAGTTCTACTCTCTGGAATTTACCCTCGTTCTGTCCACCCTCAGTCGTTGTACCACGTTTGACATTGGGATTTACACCAGTATCAAGACCGTTGATGTTGTTGGTGGTGTCATAATTGTATGCAACAGGCATACCCTCACGAATAACATCAGTACCTTCATACATTACTCGTTTTCTTTCACGATTGGCATTCGTGCCAAACTGACTTTCACTCATTGTGAACTCCTATAAAAAATTTTGTATTCTACTTCTGTGGAACAAGGTGAAACTCTGGGGGTTTACAAGCCCCCAGAGAATTTTTGTGATTACTGCTGCGAGATCAAGAAGCCACAACGCTGACGATTTGTAGAACGAATCGCGAACGAAAGGTCCAACGGAACTGTCAGAACATTATGCATGTTATCACGCTCTCTGGGCTTGCCTTCGGCAAAGTCATTTTCCCTCAAGACTGTTACCTTGAAGTAGTCATGGTTTACGCCATAGATCGGGTCAGTACCCATGATAGTACTATATGTCGCACTATCGTCCAGCAACTCCGCATAGACAAAGGGAATACCCTTGTAAAGCACGTTGCCGAAATACTTGGCAAGGTCAGGACCAACATTGTCATCCATCTTCCTAGCCATTGCTTCCAGATTACCAATCACGTTATCATTACTGTAGTAACGGAACGGACTAGCAACTGTTTCTTTAGCCACTGCCTGCGGAATCATAGTGGGCATAAAGTGAGTCTTACGGGTTGCCCTTGCAAGCAAGTCCAGAAGCTTATCACCAAACTGACCATTATGGTCTGCGTAGTACGATGCCCAACGAGGCTTATCAGAAGCGGAGCTGCTGATTGTACCAACGTCATAAGCCGTACCAGAACCGTCATTGTACCGACCACGATAACCAGTGTAACCACCAGTACTGTTGTCTGTACCCAGACTCAGCCAACTAGCCAAACCATGAGGGTTCTTCTTGTCAGATGCACTCAAAGGAGAAAGGATAAGTTTCTTCTGCAGAAGCTCACCAAACTCACGGTACATATTTTTCTGTTTCCCAGTGAGGTAGTTATAAACTCTTACCTCATTGCCCATGTTCATTGCCAGCAATACACGGTTGTAGTCCATGTTTGTCGAGGCGTGAACCCAATCGACCTTGATCTCTTCATCAGTGTTGACGAGGTTATGTGTATCCTCTTCCCACAGAGAGATCATCTTCGCGTTACCCGTATCCTTGAGCGTGATGTAATCCTTGATAGCATCACCACTATCACGATCAGCAGCCCGGAACCATGTGTTGTACAACTCATGGGTGATGTCATTGAATGTCATCTCCAAAGCGTCTTTTTTCTTGGATGCTAGGGTTGCATAGCCAACGTCAATGGCTTGTTCGATTGTCATGTCACTCATACGTTACTCCCTAATTTCTACTCCTGCTGCTTTGTAAGCTTTCCTGACCACAGAAATCTTATGAGCATCACTACCCGGAGCATGTTCTTTCTCTTTAGTTTTTTTGGAAGTAGGACGATTAGTGATCTTCTTGGCTCTCCCACGCAACTCCTTAGACACTTTACGCAAGGCTAAGTTGTCAGCGTTCTTGGCTTTATATCGTGCAATAGAGTCATCCATTGCCTCGTCAAACGTGGCAGTTACGCCACCTTCATGCAACTTGACAGCATAATCCCAAATGCCAGCCCTGTGTTTTACCGAAGGGTTTCGCATATCAGGTTTATTGTCACGATGCGGAAGTTTGTCATACTCACCAAGAATTGGAAAGTCCCCAGAGACCTCATCCAACTTCTTGTTTGCGGAACGAAAATTACTTACGTGCTGCTGTTCGGCTGCTTGTCTATTCCTGTTCTGTTCCTGCTCCGCGACAGTGTTCAGGGAATTAGAAAGTTGACCTACTTGTGTATTGAGTGTCTTAATGACCGCAGCCATCTGAGGGTTCTCTGCTTCAAGAGCCGTGAGTTGTTCCTCAGTCAGACCACTCGCTGTAACCTTTTCGGTCTTGTCCGGTTGCACTGTTTCCTCAACTACTTCCTCAGAAGTATCATCATTAAGGTCAGTGGCAGATATCAAGCCTTTGATATCTTTGAGAATCTCAGGGCTAATCTCCCTCAACTTCTCGATTGTCTCAGCGTTATAGCCGAGAACACTTAGGTCAACTTCATCGTCAACCGTATCATCATCTACCGCAGTAGAGTCATTACCACCAACAGTATCGTCGACGGCGTTTATATCATCATCAACAACATCATCTGTGGGAATATCCCGTAGTTCTTTATTCACTCCACGAATAACGTCTGCTACATCCTGTGGAATACCACTGTCGGCCATCTTCACAGGTGTCTCTGTACTTGTATCAATGTCATTATCTTCAATGACTTCATTGCCTTCTGCGTCTAACATCTATCTGTCTCCTAGCTCTTTACAGCGTCTTTATTTTTGTCACGTTTTCCTTTGAGACTCTCATGCTCATCTGCTCTGCGTTCAGCTTCCTCTGCTTCCACTGCTGCCCGATCTGCCTGATAGTCTTCAAGAGCCTCGATCAACTCACTAACGTAACTGTTCGCGTCCACGTCCTCAAGAAAACAGGTTACTGATTTCTGTCCAGCTCTGAGCCTAAAGGCCAAAGCAAACGTCCCATCGTCTGGACGCTTTACGTTTACAACGCTCATGTTCGTGCCATCTCCCAAATCTCTTGTGAGATACTGTCCTTTAATGTTAGCCATTTCTTCTGTCTCCGTTAATTTCCGTTACGATCTACCCAACCTCTTTCCTTGAGCCTCTGTTTATGCTCCGTCAAATTTTTTGTTACCATGTCACCACGACTATTGAACCTTGCTCCGGGGTGCATCTTAAATACTGAACCGTCTGCTATCTGCGATGGGTGTACGCCCAAAGCCATTGACGTTCTTTCTTTATCACCACACTGACTTTTACCCGTTGTCAACCACGACCTGTAAGTTGTACCACCGCACTTACATATTGGCGGTGTGTGTTCCTCAAAACCATGATAGAACTCAGTGGTTGTCTCTGCACAGTCTTCGCAGATGAAATCAAATATCGGCATTACTTGTCCTCCGTCAGATCGTTTCGCTCGCGTCTGGTAGCTTCAATATCAAACAACAGATACTTTGCTGTCAACCTTATGAAGTCCAGATTCTCTCTGATTGCTTTACGAATCTGAATCGGATTCTTGCTTGGAATCTCTCTGATCACTACGTTCCTGCCCTTCGTTCCTGAATGTAACATCCTAGATATATCCAGCAACTCCGCATAGATTTCCTTTTCGTATTTGGCGTCAATGAACGTAAGGGTGTGTTTACCTTCTGTCTCCGCATTGCCCATGCTATCTCCCTATGATGAAATATTCGTATGTTGCTTGTTCAGCACTATCCTGATTCTTAATTTTCACTGTACCTGCTGGACTGAACATAGCAAATTCACCTTCAAGTATTACGATACCTTCTCGATACGTTGTATCAAAAGAAGGGTCAACCGTCATGTCATTCGTAATCGCTTTGATAACGATACAGTCTATATTAGTCAAGCTACCAATATCAAGAGTTTCCTCCGTATCGGCTACAGCCTGCTGACGGTAATCCATAACCTTTAGAGTCGGTACGTTGGCCAGCGTGAACCTGTCTGAAAAGGACTGCTCCTGACTAAGACCGAGCAACTGCATAACGAGTTTTACACTACCTGATGCTGCCATTAGTCACTCCACGGTAACATTTTATCAATTTTCTTTTCACTCACGCCAGCGTCTCTCATACGTTGACGCTGTTTTCCTCTACGAGATTCTTTACGCTTTGTCTCAAGCTTTTTCTTTTTCTTAACTGCTTTCTTTTTCTTTCGATCAGCGAAGAATCCCATCTTAGATGCTTTGCCTGCTTCTCCATATCCGATACCCTTTGGCATTAGTTTTTCTCCTTCATCGCTTCTATGATAGCCTTACCAATGAGATAAGCATCGTTATCTCTCAGATTCTTCTCGACCTTTTCCTTTACTACAGAACCAACAGTATCCCCATTTTCGTTTATGACAACACCCTGTGCATCCTCGATAGCCTTGACGATAGACTCTGTAACGACCTTAGTCTGTTCTGCTTTATCACCAGCTTCGGCCAACTTCTGTTTCTTTCGCATGTTTGTATATGCACCTGCGATTATCGAGAGCAATGTGGAACCAGCAAGGGCAGGGACGGCATAAGGATTACCTGTAGCAGCCAAACCACCAGCTACCGCATCTACTACCTTAACCGTATCACTCTTTGTCTCACCTGCTTCTGGAATAAATGCTGCATCCATTACTGCACAACCACCGATGAACAATGATACTGTTACTATCAACTGTATTAGCAATTTCTTCATTAGATTGATTTCCCATCTCTATCATTTTTCTGTCTTGAGTTAGCCACGTTACTGTTTGGATTCACACCTGTTCTGCCGTCCTGCACATCCTTATTCTTTTGCTTTCCCTGTGTTGGGGTGTAAGGATTCAGGCCCTCTGCAATCTTTGGAACAATCGTGTCATACCAATTATCAAAGCCACGCAAACCTGCCATCTTAGCAAGGTGAGCTGTTGCTCTTGGAATGTTAGGCATAGCACCCTGACCTGCTGCAATCTGCATGGTCGGTATAATCCACTGTGTCAGCAAGCTTAATGTTCTCTGGAACTCCACGGTTGGAGAGAGTCGCTGCATCGAATAAGGTTCAATGTCAAACTCATAATCCCAAAACTCACCGTCTCTTGCTGCTCTATCGAATACTACTGGAATGTCTCCGAATCCATCAATCCTCTTTATCTGGGGAACTGAGATCAGTGGGTCACTCCAAAACTGAAATACCATTTTCTTTGAAACCGACTTGGCAAAGTCATAGACGGAATTTGTCATGTCGTCTACAGATCGAGACGCGTTCTGCATCATCATCTGCTCTTGACCCAGTGTGTCAGCCGAAGCGTTTCGGCCTCCCAATGTATTCAGGTTGTTCGCCTGATTTGAGAACTGTTGTTCCAAGTAGGTTATCCAGTTATAATGCTCCGAGTCAATTCCCGGCCAATCCAAATTCGTGATACCTTTTACATCAGATACCTTGATTGCCTGTCGATCACCTGCACCAGCGATACGTTCTGCATCGTCTACCGCAGAACCTTCGTAAGCAAGCACAGTCTTTTGGGATTCTGCTTGTTTCCGCATCTTATTCACTATCGAGTTCATCGCCGTGTCCATGTCCAGCCAATACCAGACCGGGGGAATGGGCATCGAAGTTCCGGGGAAGTCCGAGAAGTACAACTTATCATACGGGCCACCCTCTGGTGAATCCGCTTCGGTTGTTTCGATAATTCTCCTACTCTGTGGTTCAATAGTTACAATGATGTTCTCATCAGGTATCCAGATATCAGCAAGTCTTACAAACTCCCTTAATGTGTCAAACTGCCCTTCATTAGCACCCTTCTTAGTAATCTTCTCATTACCGTAGTTATTGTTATCACCATGTAGTGTGTAACTTGGCTGTAAAAGATCGACATGTTTTGGGTACGTCTCCCTTGCTGCTTCCAGTTCCATCCGGTAGAAGTTACCCTCAAACTCAAAGCCCTCAAAGCTGTTAGCATTTGGGTCTCCGATGTAATCTGCCATGTCCACTGGGTCAGAATAAACCTGACCAACTTCGTGAAGATGTCCGAAGATTTCTACTTGATCTGCCCTCATCAAGCCCGTCTTCATAATACCCAAGCCAAACATAGCGTCACGTATACATGGTCGCAGGGATAATGATGCGAATTTTATCTCACTGATCAGGTGATTGAATGCCAGCTCAGTCGTCTCTGCAAAAGGTTTATACTGATTCTTTTTTGTTGTTATGAGAATGTGTGGGTTATTCATTACTAGATAGGGTATAAGAATAGCCAGCCCACGCTCAATTAAATTGATCGGATGTGACTTAGCAGCTTTCCCGTCAGCTCGGAAGTAACCAGACTCTAATGCTCTTAACATTATCTGTCGGTTTCTCAGTGACGGTTCTATCATCTTGTTCCAAGATTTAGTTCCCGACATAAGCCGTTGAGGGAATGACTGTCTTACGTTTTTGTCTTTTATAACAGAAGCCATAGAATCCCTTAATAATTAAAACGAGACTGTTTTTTCTTCCTAGCCTCAAGTTTACGCTTTCTCATTCGTGAACCAAGCGTGTCTCTTTTTTGCGTTATTGATCTTTCAATCGCTGCTCTGGGTTGATACTCAAGAGCTAACACACACAAGCCTAAAGCGATTACTCTATCTCCATGTGCTGCACTTGCATCTGTATCCTCATCTGCTATTGTCTTGGCAGGGTGAGGCGTTCCAGCACCGTTGAATAGATATGATTCCATTTCCCGAATGTTATGCACATCAAATATTTTGATATGTTTCCTTCGCGGGAAGTCTTCAAGTCCTTCTCTGAGTGCAACATCCAGACCCATCATCAATGCATACTTGGTTCCATCTGGTCCTTTACTACTGTTCCATCCGAGTTTGTTTTTCTTCTGCTTGCGTTTTGCAGTCTCATCTCTACGAACGTAGATAAAGCTATACTGATTTTCAACTACACGTTTTTCAAAGATACCACCGGGACCATTCGATTCCCAGATAAGATAAGGTTCTTTTGTTTTGCCACCTATCCATTTGCATAATGCGACGACAGTATCCGCGAACGACTCTGGTGCAGTATTAGGACATATCCATTTTCCCACTTCTTCACAAGTATTAACATCAACGATAGAAGCAACACTATTGGAAGCACCACGACCGAGGCCAATATCACAGCCAACGATGTAGTTGTGGTCTTGACGAGGCCTCCCATTTGTCAGTCCTTTCCAGAATCTAAGACGACCGACACCGCCTTGTACAATCTTTGCGTCCCTTACTCTGTATTCTTTATCACGCTTAACAACGATGTCACCCTTGAATGTGGGAGGATAAACACATTTCTGTTCTATTCGGTGAAGAGTCGAAGGAGTAAATACCGATGCACCTGAACCTCTGGGCCGTCTATCAATATTACAAGCTACGTCGCGATCTCGTCTTGTGCGTCTAACATGATCATACCACAGACTACGCCAGCCACCTTCATTGGAATCACCACCATCAGCAACAAACTCAATCTTCTCAAGTTTATTGAACCACGGTTGGTTAGCATGTTTCCTCCGAAGATCAGAAACCGTGATAGAGGACATAGGTTCGATCTCATTGAAAACCTCTGGAATTTCTTTCCGGTAGTAATCAATGTCTTTGATCTCAACTACATCATACTCAGGAGAAAGATACAGACCCACATTCTTGGTTGGGTTCTTGTGCCACGGCATAACCGTCACTGGTATCGTACCAAACTTCTGAGTGATCAGTTGGTTATAAGGATGCTCAACACCCCAAAAGTGAGTACTGTTAAAGATAACACATTTACTTGTGTCATGTACTGAGTCATTTATATTCAATGCCATGTTGTGATCTATGCGTCCATATTCATCGACCAGTATGCCTTTCTGACGATCACCAGCACCGAAGTTTTCATTCGTTGCTTCCCCACTGATCACTGAGGAATTGTCCAAGTTCTGCAACAACATATAGGTTTTCAATAGATTTGGTCTCATCCACTGAGGTAATGTCGTGAGTGCATAGCACAATTTATGCATCAACGACTTGTGGAGTCCTATGAGTTTCCCCTCGACCAGCTCCACGCCTTTGTCAACATACTCAGCTTTTCTGGACCCTACAAGAAACTGGCTCTCTGAGTCAAGCAAGAAATGTCCAACAAAGGTCTTACATATTATTTCTGTCGCTCCTTCTTTACGCGACTTGTCAATTGCCATATCATGCTGATTATTGATTGCTTCGTGAATCGCATCAACAGCAGGCTCCTGATGGGGCCACAGAATGAATGGACGGTTCCTAAAGCCAGCATTCGCTTCTGCGTCATATACCCACATAGCAGCATTAAATAGTATCTTAATATCACTCCAACACAGTTCCTTGAATACCTTTTGCATTCCCTTGTCTTTGGCAACTGTCTCATGGAAGTTCATTCTCCATGCGATGTTCTCCGCAGGGTCTTGAGGTATGCTCTCGAAAAAATCTTTGGGTGTATTAAGTTGATTGTACATCAGTCACTTCCGATTCTATGGTCTTAACGATACGATCTTGATCGTCAGCGATCTTAGCTGCTGCACCAGCGAGTCGTCTAATATCAGTTGACTCAATCTGTCCTGTCAGGTTGACATTGGTTACAGTTTTTCTTTGTTCAACTTCAATAGACTTCACATTCTTCCATTCACCAGCACCAACTTGACGGTCCATGTTGATCAGGAAGAACAACAATAAATCTTTGTCCGGTGGACGATGACGGAGTTTGGTTGTCCTCTTCTTTTCGACCATTAGAAATTCTTCTGAGTCAGGGTCGTTTGGGTCATATCCCATATTTGTGATACGCTCAGTTACAACATCAACCTCTTCGTAATCATATCCCATTGCCGACCGAATACCAGTAGCAATCATGTGTGACTTCGCAACGTCTTTTGCCGACGAGCCATTGGCAGTTGCAAGTCTAAATTCTTCGTAGCGTTGTTTCCATTTGTTTATTGTTGTGGGCTTAACTCCGAGTACATAGCCAAGATCGGTTTCTGTCAAACCAGCAGCCACTAGACGTGCAGCGATCTGTACAAACTCGTAATCGAATTTAGCACCTTTCTTTATCTTCCGTCTTAATGCTTTGCTTGTTGTACTCATTAGTTTCTCACATAGAATAGTCGTGTTTTCTGTTTAAGCTCTTTCTGCTTTGCCGTCTCTTTATTCCGGTCTAACAGCTTCCGACAATCCTCACACCAAGAATACGTACCCCATGAGTCCTCACGCTCCTTAAAGGCCGATTCTGGGAGAACCTCTTCACAACAACTGCATCTTTTCTGTCTCATTTCTGTCTCGTTTCGATTAACATGTATAGAGTAAATGTGTACTCCCTCTATATCTCACCGTAACTACAGCAGTAAATAGGTGTGGTCTGCGAAATAAAAATAAAATAAAAATAAAAAAGTTTTCCGGGAGGTGCATAGGAGTGTAGGAAAAAATTTCAAAAATACTGCGGTAATTACTGTTAAATATAGAGGGCATGATAAAAAGTCGAGCATGGATGCGAGATTCAAAAATGTTCATGGATGATGATAGAGTCACCCAAGCGAATGTTCTTCGCATAGGTTAAGATGTGCAAGCGATATGGTGAGCGAGCGATAGGCATTTTATAATTAAATTTATTTTTATGCGAACAAAAGTGCTTTGAGTTTCGTATATATAGATGAACGCTGAAATCTTTTTAGCGGAAATTATTATCGGAGCTTAATATGGGCAAGAGAATTAAAACAGAGTATAACATCCCTCCACTTACAGAGAAGCAGAGAGAGGTACTGATCGCAGTCCATCCTTATCTGGATGCACTCACATATCAACAGGCTTCGGAGAAGCTCGGCATCAGTGTCAGTGCAGTACGATACCGACTCAAAGGTGTTTATAAAAGAGTTCCGTGGCTACAGGAGGATGTCCAGAAGAAGCGTAAAGCAGAGAACGCTAAGAAGGAAAGCCTACGAAGACCAAACCGATTCCATGATATGTATATGATTGGCAATGATGGCGTGTATGACACCTATCATGGTGAGAAGATTGTGAGGAAGTTCTAATGGTAAAGACAGTGATAACCAAATACAGAGAGATGCTTGACTATTTTAGTCAACGTGATTTCTCTACATGTGGGTTTGATACTGAGACGACATCACTAGATTACTTCGACTTGCAGATGACAGGCTGTTCATTCTATAATGGGACAGATGCTTGTTATATTGATGTGCATGAAAGTCCTGACCGTAGCTCAATGATAGATATGTTAAAGGAGTTATTTAGACAGCACATCAAATCTTTTGCAATGCACAATGCACCGTTCGATCTCAAGGTACTCCACAAGGAAGGCATCACAGAAGTAACTGATAGGATATTCTGTACGATGACGGCTCATCACCTGATCAATGAGAACTCAGGTCATGGTCTTAAAGATTTAGCAGCAAAGTTTCTTGATGTAGTACCAGTGTCCTTTGACAATGCATCAGTACGTGGCATGAAGACAAAAGAGTTCTATGACTATGCAATGAATGATGCCATCTGGACTTTCGACCTGATGAAGATATTCAACAAGAAGCTGTATGAACTAAACGTAAACAGACTGTTCTTTGAAGTTGAGATGCCATTCCAGTTTACACTAATGGATATGATGATCAATGGTGTGCAGATCAATATTGAAGAACTTGAGAACTTACGTATCGAAGCTGCTAAGACTAAACTTCAACTACAGAGAGAACTATATGATGAAAACAATATTGGATATTCACTCCAACCTGATATGTTCACTGGTGAAGTTGAATTTGTCAGCAGTGTTAAACTCAGCAATCCGACACTCGATAAACTGTTCAAGAAGCATGGCCTTATCACCCCGTATAAGACGAAGACAGGGGCAGCGAGTTACGGTGCTGAGACACTAACACACTTTGAGGGGAATCCATTTGTTGATAAGCTGGCTCAGTTCAATATCGTAGACAAGCTGCTTGGTTCGTTCATCGTGAAGTTACCACAGCATATCTCTAGTGACGGTAGAGTGAGAGCATCGTTCTGGAACACAGGAACCGTAACAGGTAGGTTGTCATGTGGCGACCCTAACCTCCAACAGTTGCCTAAGAAAAAGAAGAAACTGCCCTTTGACTACAAGAAGATATTTGAAGTAGCAGATGGTAAGGTAATGATTAGTGCCGACTACAGTGGTCAGGAGTTACGCATATTGGGAGTGGTTGCAAAGTGTCCCGTCCTGATTGCAGCATTCAAAGCTGGTGTTGATTTGCATTTGATGACAGCCAATATTGTTTTCGATCTCAAGATAACAGAAGAGAAGATGGTCACAACGCATCCAGAGTATGATGCACTAAAGGAGAAGCATGACTACGAAAGACATATCGGAAAGAACGGGTATAATTTTCCAATCATCTACGGAACTACGTCCTACGGAATTAGCAAGAATTGTGGAATTAGTGAAGACGAAGCACAAAGGGGAATTGATAAGTTTTTCTCAGCTTACCCAAGTGTTAGAAAAGCGATTAAACGTACATCCGAGTTTCTCAATTCAAACTGGCATGTTCGGACGCTTACTAATCGTAGACGTAGACTCAAGCCCGAAGAGAAGAAGTCTCATCGGCAGGCTTTTAACTTTCTTATTCAGGGGTTAGCAGCCGACATGATCAGGTGTGCTTGTAACAAAGTTCGCAAGATTGGGAAAGAGAACCCACATTGGGAACTGAAACAACTTATGATCGTGCATGATGAAATCGTATTTGAAATGAATGAAGAATATACTGATGAGGCTGTGCCCATTCTCAAAGAAGCAATGGAGACGGCGATGAATTTACCTCTTAGGATGCCAGTAGACATTGGTATTGCTAAAAACTATAGTGGGGCAAAATAATGAAACAGTGTAATACTTGCAAGATATTCAAACCAGTCAGTGAATACTACAAAGACAAGAGACTTAAATCAGGATTACGTGGCCAGTGTAAAGAGTGTCGTAGAAAAGTAGAGAAAGCTAGATCGCCTAAAGTGCATAAGATGTGGAAGATAAAAACTAACTATGGACTGACAGAGGAACAATACTATGGGTTGATAGATAAACAAGGTGGACGGTGTGCTATATGTAGAACTACCTTTAGCAGTTTGAAGAGTAGACACATACACGTAGACCATGACCACAGTACAAACAAAGTTAGAGGTATCCTATGCACTCGATGTAATGTTGGTCTTGGGTACTTTCGGGATGACCCTACACTTTTAGAACATGCGATAGAATATTTAGGAGAAATCAAGTGAAGACGAAACTACAGAGACGCAAAGCAAAACAGATCATCAAGGATGCACTCAAGTCGGTTAAAGAATACCGTAAGGAGCATGTGACCGTAAACAAACCCTATGAGACCATACAACGCAACGAGGACTGCCCTTGTGAAAGTGGACTCATAGGGTTTGTTTACGGTCACAT